GAGATGGGACATGGTCCCCGAGCCTGGCGAGCCCGCGGCAGCTCCGAGCGACACGCCGAAGCGGCCGGCGCCGGCCGGTATGCGGAACCCGATCCCGGCGGGGTGGGCCGACTCGATGTCGGCGCTATCGACCCCCACCGGCGTGCTCGGGATGTCGCGCTCGTTGCGAGCGCCGCGGTCGAAGTAGCAACGCACCGTGAGGTCGGCCGTCACCGTGCCGGGGTCGAGCACCACTCCGCTCGAGTTGACGACCTGCAGCACGATCGCGAGGTGGGTCCGAGCTCCAACCTGCGGCCCCCATCCCAGCGTGTCGAAGGTGATCGGGAAGGTGTCGTCGGGGCTCACGGTCATCGTCCCCGCGCCGCCGCCGAGCCCCGTGCCGCTCGTGCTCACGGTGAAGCTGCACGGGGTGTTCCGCTTGGCGATGAAGCTCACCACGCCCGCCGAGCTGCTCACGCTCTCGATGTACGCGGCGAGGGCCGTGCGGTCCCCGTTGCCGCTCGCCGTCAGCAACGCGTTCGCATCGGTGACGTGCTGCGTCGCGAGGTTGGTGTTGGTCGCAGGCGAGCCGGCGGTGCGCGTCGTCGTGATCGCGATCGCCGGGATGCTCGTGTCGCTCGGCGTGATCGTGGTGATGTACGTGCCGTTGGTGGGCGTGCCACCGATCGTCACGTCGAAGCCGTTGCCGTCGGTCCACTCGAAGCGAGCCGGGTCGGCCGTGCCTCCCGCGGCGCCCGGGTCGACCTTGCGGCGCAGACGGTACGGCCGGAATTGCTTGCTCGTGCTCTTGATCGTCGTCATGGATCACGCTGCGGTGGCCGTGCGGCTCGGGTGAGGGGTCCAATTGATCTGCACGTACGCGAGGCCGGCGCTCACCGTCGTGGACGCGCCGAGCTCGATGGTCGCGAGCGGGACGAGCCCGGCCTCGTACCGCGTGCGGTACTGCGTGCACGTGGCCGCGGCGAGCGATCGCCCGGTGGTGTTGAGGTCGACCGGCGTCGAGCCGAGCAGCGCATCGGGGGCCGCGGCGTCGCCCACCGTGATCGTCCTGCCCGCGCCGAAAGCCGTATCGACCTCGAGCGCGACCTCGCAGCGCATCACGTGCGTAGGAAACGTGCCGTGCGGGCAGAGGGACGCGAGAGCCAGCCGCACCGCGTGCGTCACCGTCACCGTCGGCCCCGCCGGGGTCGCGTCAGCCACCACCACCGTCGGGTCGCTCACCACGAGCGTGCCGGGAGCGGGGGCAGATACGGCGGTGACATCTACGCCGGTCACCCCTGGGAAGAACGTGAGCACGTTGGCTCCGGCCGTGTTGTTCGCGTTGTCGAGAAGCAGCGAGAGCAGGGCCCGCGCCTCCACGTCGGCCTCGAAGGCGTTGGCAAGGTCCGTGTTCGTCGCCGGAGACCCGGCCGCGCGCGTGGTCGTGATGTCGAGCGATCCGCCCGGCAACGACGAGTGCGTGAAGCGGGTCACGTAGGCGCCATCGGTCGCGGTGCCGCCGAAAGTGTGCGTGGTGTTCGGCGTGACGCTGGCCGTAACCGTGCACGTCACCCCGGGCTCGAAGATGAGCGTGTTGACGTTCGCGGCGTCATCAGCCGACACGAGCACACCCGCGAGTGTGGTGGCGATGAGCGCCTCGGCTGCGGCCTCGAGCGCGACCGCCATCGCGCCCGTGTTCGCCGGGGTGCCACCGGCTCGGTCGTTGTCGACCGTCACGTCTGCGGCCGGTGACGAGCTCACGAAGCGCACCGAATACTCCCCATCGACGAGGGTCCCGCCCCACGTGACCGTGGTTTGCTGCGCGGGCGTGTAGACGGTGGTCACCGTCATTCGACCGATCCCCGCGACGAACGTGATCACGATTTCGCTCGCCACCACGTTCGTCACGCTGGCCACAGCTGTGGCCAGCGTGGTGGCGATCAAGTCGTCGAGGTCGCTGGCGTGGAGCATGGCGAGATCCTCCTCCGTCTCGCCTACGGCTGCGTCGCTCCGAATCACGACGGGCGACGAGAGCGGGCCGCCGCTGATGGTGGTCGTGATGCGCCCGGTGACGAAGTCGGTGGAGGGGATCGTGATCGTGGTGATCTGCGTGCTCGATGCACCGAAGAGGTCGGCGGCGCGGATGCGGGCCTCCCATTGGTGCTCACTCGTCAGGTCCCACGGCCAGAGGATGCCTTGCCGCGCCGCGTTCACGAGGGCACGGAAGCCCCCCACCTCGCGCCCGCCGAAGTTGATCGGGAAGTTGGGCATGACTCACGAGCTCCGCTGCGGGCGAGGGGTCCAGGGGATGACGACCTCGAACGAGATCGCGGTGAGGGCCGAGAGGAAGCCGCCCGTCGTCACGAGCCGCACCTGCGGCGAGAATGCCGACTCGTAGTGGTTGGCGTACTGGGCCGCGCCGGGGGTGTTGAGGATGTCGCCCACCGCCGCGCCGCTGCCGAGAAGGTTGCTCACGGTGAGCAGGCCGTCGTCATCGCCCGCGTCCCCGAGCCGTACCGTCACCGCCGTGATGCTCGTGCCCACCGGCAGCACGAGGTTTTCGACGGTGGCCCCTTCGAGCAAGTCGACGTCAGCCGGGAACGCGTTGTTGGGATAGAGGGTGTTCAGGGTGAGGAGCTGATCTGCGTCACCCTCTCCCACGAATTCGCCGACCGTGACCACCTGCCGGTAGTAGAACCGCGGGCGCCATGCGTGCGGGATGAGGCCGTGCAGCAGGGCGCGGAACATGTCGCGGGCGCTGCCGCGGTGACCGAACTTGACGGGGAATGCCATCGTGTGGAGCTCCTACGAGAGCGGCCAGCGTGCGCGGCCGCGGTTGCTGTCGCGGTCGCGTACTTGCACGACCACTTCGAGCCCGGAACGGTCGCGGCGTCCGGCCTCCATCTTGATGTTGGCTTTGATCCGCTCCATGTCGGCCCTCGCAACGGCCTCCCCTTCGCGGTCTTGGGTGCGGCTGTGCACCTTCGCTTTGGCGTACGCGACGGCGTACGACTCCAGGCCGATTATGCCGTCGAACGTATCGCCGCCGGCCGACAGCGCCGCCGGCACGGCGACGTAGTGCACGGTCACCGTCGCGGTCGCGGCGGGCACCGGGCGGAACGAGATCCGTGTCGCCGAGCCTGTGACGCCGCTGCCGTGCACGTGGTAGCGGAACGGCGCGCCATCGATCGCGGTCCACGGCCCCTGCAGATCGTTGCGTTCCTCGAAGCTGTACGGGTGCACGCTCGCCGTGTAGCTGCCCACAGGGTAGTCGACCCCGCGGATCGCCTGGAAGTCGCTCGGGAGCGTGTAGCTCTCCGTGCCGGCCACGACGCTGAGCGTCGCCGACGTGCGGGCGCGGTCCGGCGCGTTGGTGGCGAGGTATTGCCAGATCTCGGCGATCCCTTCGTTCAGCGCATCGGTGATGAACGCATCGGTGATGAAAGGCGCGCTGACGATCGATGCCGAATACTCCTGGTCCGTCTCTCGGCGGACCCGGTTGATCATCGTCGTCAGCGTGACCGTGCGTGCCATGGCTTCGTTCTCGCGGGCGAGGAATCAGACCACGGCGGCGATGCTGACCCGCACGTTGCAGCCCGGCGACTCGATTCCCAGGTTGCCGTAGATTCCCATCAACGCTTCCATCCCGTCGACGTCGTCGCTGAGCATGTTGTGCCAGCGACCGGTGCCCGCAGGGTTGAGCCACTCGGGCTCGGTCATCCCCACGCCGTGGAACGCGATCGTGCGGAAGTCGAGCATATAGGCGACGTCACGCGGGCAGTCGTTGTCGGGGACCACCTTGCAACCGGGGTTGGTGGGCAGCGTGATGCGCACGCCCATGATCCCCACGTCCACCTCGGACTCCTTCTCGCCATAGCCGCCGCGACGCGCAAGCGCTGACTCGTACTCGATCCGTCCCTCGATCTCGTTGATGAGCGAGGCGAAGTTGTCGATGTTCATCATGATGACATCGGGCCGCGCGCCCCACTTCTTGCCCTCGATCGCCGCATTGGAGAACGAGCGCAGGATCGTTCCGTCGGGGCTGCCCGCGCTCGCGGTGTAGCGCACGCCTCCGAGCAACACGGGGTTGGCGGCGCGGCTCTGACCGAGGAAGGTATCGGTGGGCGCCGTGGATGGTACCCACGAGTCGATCCCGTAGAACGCCGACCCGAACGCCCCTTGCGGGAATAGATAGTCGTCGTTCGAGAAGCCGCCGGCCGCGTTGTTCCATGCGACTGCGGCGCTGGTGGTGATGGTCCCCGCCTCGTAGTTCACCGCGGAGACGACCGTGGGATTGGCATCGACGGCGCCGCTCGTGCCGTCGGTGTCGCTGCTGACGAGGTACATCCCCGGGTGCACGTTGATCAGCCGCTCGCGGTGGGCGGCATAGACGGTGAGCGTCTGCGTGCCGCCGCCGCTCGTGATGCGAATGCCCAGGGAGCCGCCCTGGTTCTGGTACATCATCCGGTTCATGCGCCGGCCGAAGTGCATGGCCTGCGACTCCACCTCGAGCGAGACGACGTCGATCGCTCGCTGGGTGTTGCCGGCGACCAGCGCCCGCGCGGTCATGCCGTCGAACGCGACGGATCCGTACGCCTTCGACTGCGTGAGGCCGAACCGCGCGTAGCTGCTCGCGCCCTGCCGCGACCGAGCCGTGGCGACGGTGTGGCTACCGGACGGGTTGAGCCCGTACCGGTTGCGGAGCATGAGCGTCTCCTCGCGGAAGTCGCCGCGCTTGGGGATGAGCGACCACAGCGGGGTGTCTGTGCCGTAGCCCAACTCTGCGATCTTGCCCTTGTACTTGGTTTCGATGATCCGATCGACCATCGACTGCGTGACGGGATTTACCATGGTGTCGGTGAGGCTCTCTGCCCACCGCTACAGCCCCGCGGCCTTCTTCATCGCGTCGAGTTCCTTGGTGAGCTCGGCTTCGATCTCCCGCGGCGTGCGGGGTAGGGCTCGCGTGACGTCTGCGGCGTGGCCGTTGGTGAGCGCCGTAGGAGTGGCGCTCGGACGTGGGCCGCCGCTGGCGGAAGATGCCCCGGGGGGCTGGGAGACTGGCTCGCCGCTGGCGGGCTGCGCCCCGGGGGGCTGGGAGAGCCTCGGCCGCGTGGCAGCCAAGTGCGCCTCGAACATAGCAGCGACGTGTCCCTCCGGCAAATCGTCCACTTCCTCGGCCGACACGCCTTGACGCAGCAGCCGCTCCTGAACGAAGTGCACGACGGCCGGGCCCACGTACTCACCCATCGCGGCCTGCAACGGGAAGCGCTCGGGAGCTGCCCCGATGTACGCCGTATAGGCGTCTATCGTTGCGCGCGGGTCTCCAGTTGGCGCGGTAGCCTGCGGGCGCTGCTGCTGCTGCACTCCGGCTGCGGCGAGGGCTTCGGCCACGGCTTGCTTGATCGCGCTGGCCATCACGTCGGCCGGCGGGGGCGCGAGCTTGGCCCGCGTCGCGAGCTGCTGCACCACGTCGGGGTCGATGTTGGCGGCTCGCAGCGCTGACGCGAGTGCGGCGGGGTCCTTCGCTGTGACGGCCGCTGAGATCGCGGTGAGCCCGGGGGCGCGCGCGAGCTCGGCCTCGAGCTTCGCAAGTTGAGCCCTCACCTGTTCGACGGGCTCGCGCACGGCCCGCTCCGCTTGGCGGCTCTTGGCGGACGCTACGAGCTGCGCCTCGAGGTCAGCGGGGATGGCCTCGGCATCCTGCGGCGCAGGGGTTGGCGCGGCTGGTGTTGCCGCTGGTGCGGGCGTGCTGGTAGTCGGCTCCGATGCTCCTGCGAGCAGGCTTTCGAGGTCGGCGACGAGAGCCGAGTCGTCGGCCGGTGCGGTGGTGGGCGCCGTCTCTGCGGCGGGCGTGCTGGTGGTCGTCATTGCATGGCCTGCATGGGGTCGGGGTTGCCCATGGGACCGGGCGGCGGAGCTGCGGGCGGCTGCCCGGGCGCCGGTCCGGTGGCGTCCGTCATCGGAGCGCCGGGACCCATGGGGGGCGGGGGAGCTTGCTGGGCTCGCTTCTCGTCGAGGATGCCGCGGGCGTGGCCGTGCAGTCGCATGAGCCTCTCAAGCGCCTCGGGATCGGTGCCTTTCATCATCGCGAGCTGGATCTTGCGCGTGAGCATCGTCAGCGCCATCCCGTCGGAGCCGTCGGGATTCATGAGCGGCCAGAACGCGTTCGCCTGCGGCTGCTCTTCCTCGAGCTGGTAGCACTGCGCGATCGCCTGCCCTACGAGCGTGCGCCCTGCGTTGATCTCCTCGATCAACGATTCGACATCAGGGATCTCCATCGTCTGCGCTATCCATCCCGGATCGAGCGGCAAGCCGAGCGCCTGCAAGTCGTAGAGGAATTGCATGCGCCCCGCGGCATCCTTCGGGAGCGCGCTCGCGGGCTGCACTCGCGTCTCGAACACCTCGTCGCCCTGCGGCTTGATGTCCTCGTAGCGCACGATCTCGAGTCCGATCTGCTTCCCGTAGACGCGGATCGTTTGGTCGTGCCCGTCGCCGGAGAGCTTGTCAGCGAAGTAGAAGAGCAGGTTGGCGAGCACCACCGTGCATTGATCGTAGCGACGCCCCTGCGGGAGGAAGCGGCCGGCCACGCTGTCTTTGTAGTTCTGCAACGCGGTGCCGGAGTTCAAACCGGCGGGCTTCTGAGCCATCGACTGCAACACGTCGACGCCCAGCACGTGGTGGAAGCGGCGGGCGATCTCTTGCTCGCGAGCGAGCAGCCCGGGCGCGACGTCGGGGGAGAGCACGAGCACAGAATCACCGATCCCCCGCCCGGTGCTCGGGGTGATCCGGTTGACGCGACCCACGATGTCGTTGAGCGTCTGCGCCTGCGCCTGGTCGTCGATCCAGAACTGCGGGACCATCACCGAATAGGCGCGTTGGATCACGTCGCACAACTCGTTGAGGTCGGCTTGCATGCCGATCCCACGCTCGACCATGCCCTGCCCCCAGAACCGCTCCGGGTCGGGAGCCCAGCGATAGAAGACGAATGGGAACGTGGGGCAGTCCCATTCCTCGTCAACCACCACCGTCGAGCCGCACACGATCACGTGCCGGCCCGCGCCGAGCATCACCTCGCCGCGATCGGTGACGACGCGCCGCGGCTTCGCGGCGGTGGGCAGGCGCCACGCTTCGAACAGCGCCACCTGGTTGCGCGGCTTGTAGTGGCTGGTGGTGTCGAGGTCGGGAAACACGTCGCGGAAGCGCTGCGGGGCGGGCGGGGCGTTGTCGATGTCGCGTGCGTGATCGGGGAACGTCAGCATCGCGACGTCGCGATCCATCGTGTGGATCTGGTAGAGCGTGCGGATCCGCTTCGCTCGTTCCTCCTGCGGGTCGACCCATAGGTCTCCAGGGAACACGCGATCGACGACGGGTCGGCCGTCCTCGTGCCCGACCTTCAGCACGCCGGTGCCGTAGAGAAGGCCGTCCATCGCCATCTCCGAGAGCTTCTCGTAGGCTTGGACGCGCTCGTACTCGCCATCGATCCACCGCTGGCGCAGCTCAGCGCGGCGCTGTGCTGCGTCGTCCTGCCCGATCGTGACGATCTTCGGGCGCGGGCGCGCGGCGACGATCCCCGCGTGGGTAGAATCGACGGCGCCCTGCATCAGGTTGTACCGCGAGCGCTTCGCCCGATAGAACCCGATCCCCTCGTAGCGAGAGCACGCGATGTCGAGGTACGCCGCTCGCATCGCGACAAGATCCTGCACGCGATCGCTGTCGGTCTCGATCGCCTGGTCGCGCAGCTGCTCGACGAGCGCGGCGATCGTCGAGTCGCCATCGGGGGCGTTCCACCACTGCCATGATGGAACGTGGATCTCGTGGTCCTTCACGCTGCCTTCTCCTTGCGCGACGGAACCTTGAGCGCGCGCCCGTTGGGGGTGGACCACGAACGCGGCAGATCGGCGCCGGCGCGCTGTAGCAGCGACCACCCTATCCCTCGCCGGCCGTACCCGTTCGGCACGCACACGAAGTGCACGATCTTGGACTCGTGCGCGACCCATCCGACGATCTCGGGCTTGATGCCGTCCGCCGAGAGCTCGGCCACGAGCACCGCCACGCCGGGCGATGCCAGACGATCGTCCACGTAGAGCTCGACCATGCGCGTCGCGACGGCACCGCTCACTGCATGCCCCTTGCGGCCGAACGCGACGCCGTGGAGTCCCTCGTCTCGCCCGTCGCGTTGCGGGGCGCAGCGGTTGATCCACTGCGCCCGGATCGTGGTACTGCGCTCCGTGTCCGTCGCTGGCCGGTAGACGATCACGGCAGCACCTCTCCGAACATCGCAAGGTCTCGCTCGTCGTCCAGTCGCCTCGACATCTCCTCGTACTCTCTCCAACGCTTGCGCTCGTCGTGCCGCGCGTGCAGGAGCCCACCGATGACGCCGACCGCAACGCAGAACGCGAACCACACGGCAACGCGCAGGCTTGTCATCTCGTAGCCGTAGTGATCGAGCAGCATCGCCGCCGGGAACGCGGCCAGGCTCGGGCCGTACTTCGCGAGTCGCGTCATCGCTCCAACCTCCCCACTCCGTTCATGCGGTCGCGGTCGTTCACCCGCTGCACGAGGCCCGCTTTCACGTTCTCGTGCCACGCTCGCGAGCCGACGACGTGGGCGCGCGGGTCGAGCACGTGCCGAGGCGCGGCCCGGTACCCGTAGGCAGCCGCGCTCGCGATCTGGTCTTGCTCCGGTTGCTTGCGGTTGTGCAGCGACGGCCTCTTCGGGTCCCAGCCGAGCACGATCCACGCATCGCGGAGCGCTCGCGTGCGCTCGCCACGAACGACACGCACGGGACGGACGGCGCCCGCCATGAGCGCGCCGCGGCACACACGGATCGAGCTCTTGAGGGCGGCGCTGTCGGCCGGCGTGGCGGGGATCCGATGGCGCACACGCATGGCGGCAACGTGCTCGGCCCCGAGCTCGCCAGGGTCGACGACGCAGATCACCCGGCCCTCGGGCGTGCGCTCGCGGTAGTGCTCGAGCCGCGCGGCGATGTGCTCGGCGTGCTGGTCGGGATCGGCGAGCGCTGCGTCACCCTCGACGACCCACACGCCTTCGATCGCCGGGTTCGTCGCGAGCACGGCCCAGCCCACGCGCTCGTGATGCGCCACGCTGGCGGCGAGCGTGTAGTGCCACGACGATGCCGGGATGACGAAACCCTCGCCGTTGCGATCGGGCAGCATGTCGACGCCGTGGATCGCGTCGTCGTACGGATACACGACGGCGGACGCGTCGCGCACCCACCTCCCGAGCACGCTGCGGATGTAGCCGGGCGAGTTCTCGTCCCAGCCGAACTTCGCCATCGTCTCCGCGATGAACGCGGGCGCATGCGGGATGCCTGGGTTGTCGTGCACATCCCAGCTGTGCAGGCACGGATCGCCTGCGAGAGCGGGCTTGGTGTGCTCCCACCAATACCCGTCGCACACGAGCCCCGGATTGCCGGCGAGCAGGAACGCGCCGTCGTTCTTCATCACCGTCCACCAGAGGATCTCGGTGATGAGGTACTCGACCCACTCGGGCGGCTGCGCACCCATCTCGTCGACGGCGACGCGGTAGAGCTTCGGCCCGCGCCACGTCTCGATCGTGGTCTTGTCGTCGGTACCCATCACGAGCACCGTGCTCCCGTTCGGCAGCGTCACGATGCCGCCGTGCCACCTGAAGCACGACTCGTCGAAGCCGAGCGCCGCACCGATCGCGCGCAGCTCCGGCCAGCAGTTCCGCTTCGCGCTCTCCTTCGTGAGCGAGAGGTAAACGTTCACCGAACCTGGCATGAGCATCGCGCCCACGAGCAGCCACAGCGCGATAAGGTGCGTCTTCCCAGCTTGCCGTCCGCAGAGCAGCCGCACGAGACGCTCGACAGCGAGCACCGCCCACGCGCGCCGCTGGGGTGCGCTGAGCTTCTCGATGGCCGCGGCGATCGCGTCGTCCAACCTGGACAGCCTATCAGGCGATAGGCGAAAGAAAAGACTGGACAGGGAACCCCTGTCCGCATAGACCGTATTTCGGATGCAGGAACCGACCGACCGGCAAGCGCTCGCGCTGCGCCTGATCGACGAGCACGTGCGCACCGTGGGCTGCCCGCCGACGCTGCGCGAGCTCGGCGAGCTGATGACCATCCGCTCAAACAACGGGGTGAACGACCACCTCGAAGCGCTCGAAGCCAAGGGCTACATCGAGCGGAGGGACCGGCTCGCGCGGGCGATCCTGATCACCACCAAGGGGCGAGAGTACCTCGCCAGCAAGGCCACGACATGATCGACGACACCCGCAACATCCCCCAGCAACTCGACGACATCGAGCACGCCATCCGCGATCTGACCCGCGTCGTGTTGTACATCGGGCGCCACACTGGATCGTTTCCTCGGGTGACGGACCCGGAGGGCCAGCCGATGCCGCCACTCGAAGCACTCAAGATCACTGCGGAGCGGCTGGGAAGGATCGAAGACCACCCCGATTTCGAGAAGACCATCGTAGAGGCCGCGAGAAAGACGTGTGAAAGAACGGCCGAATGGCTGCGCGAGCACGGCAACGATGACGCATACGAGCGCGAGGTCAGCTGCGACTGCGGCGGGACGTGGGCGCCTGACATCGACAAGCTCGCCGACGTCATCGAGGGCGCCGTGGCGCGCGTGATTTCGCCGGTCACCCCATAGCACCCCCACCGGCGAAACCGGGCCCGAGCGCTCCCGTCGACGCTCGCCCGGTCGCGTGGATCTGCCCTACCACGCCTGATGATGCCAGGGCACGAGGTGTTCGATGAACGAAGCCGACGCACTCTCTAACGTGTTCGCGACGCCGGCCAACGAAGGCCCGCCCGCGCCACGCATCGTGTACGACATGCCCGAGGCCGACTACCACGCGGACCGAACAGCGTGGAGCTGCTCTGCGCTGTGCAAGTGGCTCACCGATCGCCGCGACTTCGTGGCGTGGCTTGCGGGCGAGTTCGTCGACGCGCCCACCGAGGAGATGACTTTCGGGCGGTACAAGCACGCCGCGATCTTCGAGGGGATGGACGTCGCGCGCGAGCGCTTCGTGGTGGCCCCCGAGCGCGGCAGGGGTGGCAAGGATGCGGGGTTGCTCGTCGACCGCCGCACCAAGGCCGGCAAGGCGGCGTGGGATGCCTTCGTCGCGACGCTTGGCGGCCGCGAGTGGGTGCGGCCCGACCTCGCCGCGAACGTTCCTGCGATGCTCGCCGCGCTCGCCGAGCATCACGAGGCGGGGCCGCTGCTCTTCCCCCCGAGCGACGGCCGTAACGAGGTGTCGATCTGGTGGACCGACGCGGCCACCGGCGCACGCCTGCGATGCCGCCTCGACCGGCTCGTGTGGCTCGACGGGGTTCCGCACGTGCCCGACCTCAAGACCACCGAGGACGCGAGCGACCGCGCGGTGGAGAAGACCACCGCCCGCTTCGCGTACCACATGAAGTGCGCGATGTACCTCGATGCGGTCGAGGCCGCTTTCGGCGTGCGCGGCGTGATGCCGCTCGTGTTCGTGGAGACCGGGCCGCGACCGCGCGTCAACGTGAAGTGGACGACCACCAGCGATCGCCCGTGCGACAAGCCGACCGAGATCGGGCGCGCTGCGTACCGCCGGATCATCCGCGAGATCCAGGCGTGCCAGGCCGCGGGCGACTTCCGCGAGCCGTGGGAGCGCACCACCCGATGCCCGCTCACCCTGCCCGCGTGGATGATGCGAGAGCACGAGTTCTCGGGGTCCGACGATCTCGAGGGAGCCGAGGACGCATGAGCGCCGAGCTTCCACCGGGCGAGGAGATCGCGGGCGAGTCCTCGCAGATGCGCCGCCCTTCGCCGTGGCTCGAGGCCGAAGACGTGCTGGAGGCCGGCGGCCGCATCGAGGCCACGATCGCCAGCGTGAAGCGCTACCCGTCGATCACCTTTACGGACGGGCACACCGAGGAGAACATGCACGCGATCCACTGGCTCGGCGGCGAGATCAAGCCGCTCTTGCTCAACAAGACCAACCGGCAGCGCATCGTGGGCACGTGGGGCAAGCACGTTGACGCGTGGAAGGGCCGCCGGCTCGCGCTGTTCACCGTCCGCACCACCAACCCCAAGACCGGCGAGCCGTGCCCCGGCACGCGCGTCCGCCCCATCACCGAGGCACCATGATCCGCTTGATTCTGTTCCCGCTGTGGGCCCCCGTGCACGTGCTCGCGTTTATCGCGGGCGTGCTCGTGGGCGAGGCGTTCGATGCGTATCGAAAGGGGTGGCGCTCGTGATCGTCGGCATCGACCTCGGCTCTCGATCGTGCGGGTGGGCCGTGCTCTCGAGCGACGGCACGCGCCGCGACTCCGGGGCCTGGCATCTCGCGCTGCGACCGGCCACGAAGACTCGCCTGGCCGACCACCGGGCCACACGGTGG